GGCTGATGATTAAGACGCAGTCTAGCTAGAGAACTAACTGACTTCTTCTCAACATCTGTGCCTGACATGTCAGCTATGCCCATAGCTTTAGCCATCTCATTATAGTTTCCGTTTATAGATATTACTTCATTATTCATGTGTATATACTCCTTATATATTTAAAATGTTTTATAGTTATACCACTAGACATCTTTAGTGTCAAGCCAATTATCCCCTATTTTTGTATCTAATTTCAATGGGACATTGAAGTCAATCGACCATCGCTTGTCAATGATAGTTTTTAGATTACTGTCTATACTAGTTACGAGTGATAATACATCTTGTACCTCATCAGGGTGTACATCAATGACTATTGAGTCATGCACCGAGTTGACGATACAACTTTTAAAAGCACCAAGGTGATGCTCCATCTCTAATAAGATCAAGGGTACTATGTCAGCCGTAGCGAATGACTGAACAGGGTAGTTCTTGATCTGCGTAAAGTGTGACACTGTGCCATTGCTCTTCCTGACAACATCAGGGAAAGAGAAACATCTACCTGATGGTACTCTAACACGTCCTGTGCTAACAGCGTCACTGGCTAACTGTCTGTGCCACTGTGCCACACCTACATACTTTTTAGTAAACTGCTCGTAGTACTGAGCTTCTGCTTCGGATCTGCCGAATCCTGTCGCACCATACAACGGTGCAAAGGTATGTGCCTTAGCTTCTTGCCTAGATATAGGTTGCCCTGCATCAGATATAACCTTGGCAGTGTAACTGTGTACATCAAACCCATCATCAATCTCTTTCATGGCAACCTTATCCTGTGATAAAAATGCAGCAGTCCTAAACTCTAGCTGTGCAAAGTCAGCTTCAAGTATCTTGCCACCTTCCCAACGAGACACAAAGATCTTCTTCACAGGAAACGTACCACCTCTAGGCATGTTCTGCATGTTAGGATCTGCCCCACTAAACCGTCCTGTAGCTGTACGATGCTGTAGTAATCTTACATGTAGCTTGCTATCAGACTTAGTGTAGGTAGAGATACCCTCAACAAAACTAGATAGGTAAGTATCAAGAGCAGATAGTCTACGTACTCTTTGAAGAAACAACTCAGCCTTAGTGTTGCCACTACGCTTGGCATAATGTTCTAGTATCTCAAGGTTGAGCTTGTTAGTAGTGAACCCATTGTTACTAACCCACTTAGCTGTGGGTGGGTTGAACCGTAGACCTGCAACTTCATTAGGTCTGACGGTATATATCCAACCACTCTCATTACAATCTGTACACTTGGTCTGCTTCTTGTAAGGTGATCCGTCCTTACGTGTCTTAGTAATCTTACCATATCCATTACAAGTACGGCAGGTATTAGCCGTGACCTTGTATACAACATCAGTATGCTTATGGACGGTATCGTTAAAGGAAGACTTGGACATGTAAGGCTGAAAGTAGTTAGCCCACAAAGACTTATCCTTTATCTTACGACTATATATAATCCAAGACAGTTGCTCTGGACTATTAAGATTGACAACTCTATCCCCCATTAGATCACGAACCTGTTCGGCTAGTGCTTTGGCAATAGTCTGCTTCTCTTGCTCAAACTCCTTGCGAACTTCATCAAGCTTAGTCAAGTCAACCTTGAAACCTCGCTGATATATCTTGCACAAGCACACAGCCACCATGTTTGTATGATTAACCGTGTCCATCAGATCTGAGTCTTGCTTCATTAGCTTGTCATATATACGATTAGACAATTCATATGTAGCTCTCAGGTCATGTACAAGATACTCAGCAAGTTCTGCATACGGTATGTCACGAACTGACACGTCATTCTTGAAGTACTCTTTAAGCGTGTCCTGTTTAAGTGTGTCTAGCTCGTAACGTAACGCACACTGCTCTAGTGATAGTGGTAGTTTCTGTCCACGCTGTAAGACATACTCGCCTAACATCGTGTCGAACACCACACCATCATACTTGAATCCAGACTCCCACAACCATAGCAAGTCATGTGCTACGTTGTGACACACAAGAACAGTAGTCTTATCCAGTTGATCCTGAACTATCTGCTGTCCATTGGGTGTAGGTTCGGTATCACTGTGATCAAACGTGACTACCTTCTCCATGTCGTCTGTCTTCATACCTACCAACACAAGGCTGTTGTCACTCTCAAAAGGGTCAAGGTGTAACTTGCCATTGCGTTTGGTAACGGTATTCTCTACATCTAATATTAATCTCATGCTAAGTCCTTTAGTTCTACTAGCTCGGCTTCTGCAAATGGTATGTGAAAGAAGTGTTCTTTCCTGCCCACATTGCCTAGCCATATTTCTTTTATACATTCTTGCGTCATCTGATAATCTTTTATTCTCCAAGCAAACTTACAATCTCTTCTTATAACATAAAAATTAAAGAAGGCACTGCTATCATTTAATTCTTTAAATTTATTTACCAACTTGTACTTTCGGTGTGGTATTCTTATCTCTTTCCAAGAAGGATTCCACTCACCTGTCCATTGGTTCTTCATTTCTACCTCAGAATAATAGGTATGTCCACCTTTTTTACTCTCAATATCAAAAGAATAATTTTCTTTAGAGGGCAACACCTTGTGTCCGTTTGATTTTAAGTAGGCTGTCACACAACTCTTGGCTTTACCATCGTTCTTTTTGTAGGAGTTGGGTTGGAATCTCCTGTGAAATGCACCCTTAACTGGTTGTAGTACGTTCATGCTGTATACCTCGCTGTTTTGTAATCTAATTCGCAGACAATCTTGCCATGCCAACCAGACAATTTGTTTTTAACTACGTTGATGTGTCTCTGAGGAGATTGCTCTTCCTCACCTTCAACGTCAGGGTTCTTGGCAAGCAGTAGCATAAGGTCAGCTTCGGCTGCCTTACCTGTTCTACTACCTTCCATCATAGCTTGGTTGAGTACAACCTTACCTTCTGCTTCGGCAGATAGCTGTGACATATAGAAGATAGCACAACTATACTGCTTGGCAATCATACGAGCATGGACAGCGTTAGCCTTGAGTGATTCATCCTGACGAGCAAAGCCACCCTTGGCAAACTTATCTCCCATATCTAACACAAGTATGTCAGGCTTAACTGACTTAGCTAGACTCTCTACCCAAGACATGTCACGTCCTGTTGCGTCAAACAATCGTATGTTTTCTTTAATCTTAGAGTATTTCTCTCTTGCTAGGCTAGGGTTTTCTTTTATCTGAAACTTATCCATCCCTGATGATGCAGTAAGGTATCTCATACCGACACGGTGGGCTGACTCCTCATTACATAACACAACACAGTTAGCTCCTTGACTTGCAAAACCATTTGTCCCTGCAATCAGAGAAGCATGGAAAGAAGTCTTACCTGTATTAGGTCTAGCTCCCACCTCAATCAAGTGTCCATCATTAACACCTTCTAACTTACGTGTAAGGCTAGGGATGTTGAACGTCCATCTTGCTTCAAGGTCATTGCGAGATAGAAGTGTATCAATAGACATGTCTTCCCACTGTATGTTCATGGTAGGTATGAAGTCATCCCCATACTGCTCAAGCATCTTACGTAACGGCTCAAGGCTAGTCTCTGAACCATTTACATAATCAAATCCCAAGTTGGCTACCTCTTCCCCTACCACCTGCTGAAACAGTTTGGATAGAACCTCTTGTGCAATGTCATTGCCCATAGGTTGCTCTTTCTTAACACGAAAGAATAAATCACCAAAGGCTTGCTTCTGTGCAGTGGTCATGGTTGGATTGTTTGCCATGAACAAAGCTTCAACTTCNTCNGGTGTTACTGATCTGTCATACGTCTTCATGGCATAATCAACTGAGTTCTTTATCTTACGNAAGTCCTTNCTAAATAATTTATCAGGACAACGAATACCTCTATGATCATCATAGAAATCTTTCTTCATAAGACTACGTAGTAATGCTGTTTCCATTTATGTTATCTCCTATTGCTGTTAGTTTTTCAATGTCGTTAGGGTGTTGGTATTTTAAGTCATCATTTAATCTTAGTACTCGTACATCATTCACTACACTTTTTAAATCGTTACGTATCTCCATAGATTTTGGCAGGGCATCAGGGTCTAGTGCTATAACTGCCGAAGAGAACTGCGACAAGTACCTCTTGTGTATGTCTGACAGTGATGTGCCTAACACAGCAACCCCAACATACACGTCACTGCCTACAACTACGGCACTGACACAGTCCTCTACAACTACAGCGATCTTACCATGTCCACGAACATAAGGCAAGCCACTATTCCCATATCTTTTCCACTTAGGTAATTTATTTTTTAAACTTCTACCTATTGCATCTACTATCACACCATCGTGTTGGATAGGAAACACGGCACGATTCTCTTTTACGTCATGCCACATCTCAAACGTATCAACATCTAAGCTGTANCTATNAGCAAACCTAGCAAGTTCATTGTTGTTTCTGTTTGGTACAATAAACTCTGGCATGACAAACNGTTCTGATTTCTTCTGCTCATCACGTAACGTCTTACGGATGTCATCGGCTGACAGATGNACACCCTGAGATCCTGATAGGTTACATGATACCTTGTAACAGTTCCACANNAGCTTACCCTTGTTGTTAGTGGCAGTAAAAGTTTTGTAACCACCACACTCAGGACAATTCATTCTAATTGTTTCTCCATTACTTATATCTTTATCATTTAATATGTTATATATACTATACATTATATTTATTCCTAGTGTTAAGAGCATTCTTTGCACTCTCGTAAGTGTGTTTCATGTAAGGCTTGACCGATTGTACATTGGTGTGACCTGTTACTGACATAAGTTGCCCCATTGGGACACCACTGTCAATCATTTCTGTTACTCCTGTCCTTCGTAAGTCCATAAGTCGTAGCTCGTCAGGCAGGGAAACAAGCTTCATCACTCGCCTTCCTATTTTAGATACACCTTCCAAGCTATAAGGTACAAACTTGCCTTGTACAGGCTTTATATTGGGTGCTACATACTGTTGAAAGCCAAAGTCAGCCTTCTGTTCTAGTAACATTTCATATAGCTTCTCGTCTATGGGTAAGAATACTTTTGACCTACGTTTTGACTGCTCAAGATTAAGCTGTGCCTTGTCCATGTCAATGTGATCCCATGTTAGTTCTCGCATATCGCCAATTCTTTGACACCACTCATAAGCCATCTGTACTATGAGTCCAATGCTTCGGTATGCATAATTTGCATAGGCATAGTCAAGAAATTGACGCACTTGTTCTCGTTCCCATACTATCCGTCTAGGCTGAGATGATTTGCGTCTGATCGAAGAGAAAGGATTATGATTTCCATACTCCATTTCGGTAGCGTAGTTGTATATACGAGATGCAATACTACATATATGATTTGCAAAGGACACACCACGCTTAACCCACATCTCATATGTAGCCTTGGCTTGTCTGCTCGTTATAGTGTGCCACTTCTTATTACCCAAAGACTTGTTAAGTACTTGTATAAAATATATGTAATCAGCTTTAGTTGAATCACGTAAGACATTGAAATCATTAGACAAAAGATATACGTTACATAATTCTGACAGCGTAGTTGATCGGGTAACTGTGACTTCTTTTAATTTACTTCTCCTGTGTTCATCAATTAGTTTATTTAAATCTGTAGCAATCTGCTTCGCTTCATTGAAGCTGTTGCCTAGTTCCTTGCGAGATACAATGCCACTGTCAATTAGTTGACGAGGGGGATTAAACCTAAATGTCTTCTCCCCCTTTGGTGTATACCTCTGTTGTACATAACGAGGTAACTTCATTAAGCAGCCACCAGTTCTTTGAACTGCTTGGACGATACCCACTTGGTAACTTCCTGCTCCCTGCCCCACATGCTCACTGAGTTAGTGTCATTGCCTGTGTCACGTAGCTTAAAACCATTACGTTCATCAGCATAGGATGCATAGTTGGTGAAGGCAGAGTACAAAGCAAAGGCATTGTGTCCTCGTGTTTGTATCTCTTGATCATATAAACCAAGCATCTTGTCACCTTTCTTCTCAGATCCCATAAGAGATTGGAGCATTTCTTTCACACTTGTATACTCAATAGGTGTGTCAGCCCAAGTCTGTAGCTGTTCAGCCTGTGAATAGAAGTCACTGTTAGCATTCTCTAACTCCCTTACGAAGGTATCCATGCTAAAGTTGGTAGTGTTCTTTCTTCGCACCTTGTCATGCTCACCTCTAATCATACCATTAGTGCAGAAGAAATCTATAGCACCAAAGAATACTTGATTAGAACACAGACCATCCACACCATGCAGGGCTATCACTCGTTGTGATATCTCTGTCTGTTGCTTATCGGTTCTGATTACTGCCTTAGTGCTAGGCATAGTAGCATCAAGCATAGCGAATGCACCATTACGTGCAGTGTTCCACCTAACCTGTACACCTTTCATTGCATCATCCCCTAGCTGTTCAGCCATAGTCCTGCACACTTTATCATAGAACTCTCTATGTGTAACAGCATTAAACTTGCTACCTACAATACCTAACACTTCATCAGTGTCATTGTTGATAACATATTTCTTACCTTGCATACGAGTCTTCTCAGTACGTGTAGTGAAGTCCAAGTTCATTGGTAGTTCCATTGTGTTGTTTGTAAAATCTAAAGCCATGTTAATTCTCCTTGTGTTATTGTGTTATGTATTAAAGATATACTATATAAATAATTAATCAAGTACTATTTTTCCCATCTGTAAAATATGTGTTTGTCAATTCGTGTTGTTCTTGTCTTCGTCTTAGCCCATGCAGGTCTTACATAAGTAGCATGGTAGTGTGTAGCTCCCTCTGTTATGTCAAGCACAATCTTACCTGACAGGACAATTGATGCATGATCTAATGCAAGTGTCCATGATCGGCTATTGTAATCAGGCTCATCATCCTTACCATCACAGAACCAACTGAAGCTACAGCGATAAAGTATAGGCTTCTTTGTTCCCTTGTATGTGACTGCCTGTTTGACTACACCACATACTGTATTAGGAAAACGGCTGTCTGCTACCCTGTTCATCACCACCTGACCAACTGCCATCTGCCCTAGCATGGACTGATTGTTGGACTCATGGTAGATGTTCAGAGCCATGCACATTAATGACGCTGTTATAATCTCCATACACCTACTCCCCCTGTTAGGATTGCTAATATAAATACTATGAGTATCATCCACAAAGTTATTTTTAAATCTTCACTCATGCTCTCATCCATTCTGGCATAGATCTGCCGTTGGTGTAACGTGCAAACATCAGTTTGTCTGCCTTGTAGAAAGCACGATACGCTTGAATAGGATAATGCTCGTCTGTCTTGAGATGATCAAGCCCACTAAAGCATTGTGGATGTGGTGTCTGCCATCCTTCTGGAATGTATTCTTCACCAGTGTGCAAGGCTTCTCTATGTTTACTCGCACCATGTACCTTGCCATATCTGTATGTATACTCATCAAGCATAGCACAGTAAAGACTATAGGCATATCTATAATTACCTGCAGTCTGCATAGCCCACAGTGTGCAAGGATGCTTCTGATGTACAGGTTTGTAAAGATCACAGTCCTCTGCAAACTCTGGTGCATGATGCCATAGGGTAGTGCATAACATCTGTGCTTCTTCAAGTGGCATCTTTACAATGTGCTGATCACACAGCGACTTTGCAATCTCGTCTACATTAAACTCAATAATAAATCTATTCATCCCATCACCTGTACCATGCAAGCATTAAGTAAAAATGTTCCGACTATAAGTATAGCCATCATTAGAAATAAACTTTGTCCTTCATTCATTTTCATTCTCCTCTTCTAAGTTACTCCAATATTCTATCCAATCGCCTTGTTGATCTTTAGTTAAATCATTCCATTCTTCTTCACTCATTATTTACTCCATCACAAAATCAGGTTCATCTAGTTCATATACAACTACTTCCCCTGTGTTCCATTTGTCAGCTTCTGCTTGTGCTAACTCTTTAGTGTCAAACAGTTTGATAGGACTACTTGATGACCACATAGATCCACACCCACTTTTGACATACTCTAATCCATCTGTTTCAAATGGTTCAAACATTACTGCATATACTTTAGTCATCAGGATTATCCTCTTCAAACACTAAACCATTCCATGCACTTTGATAGTAGCTTCCCTTACGGTCTTTTAACTTCTTATAAGCAAACCCATAATCTTCCTTGATTGCATACAATAAGTTCTCAAGTTCACATACATGATTATATGTAATAGGACACTTCTCTGATGTGATAGTTTCAATGTCAGCTAATACGTTGGCAAACTTCAAATACTTCTCTCTTAATTCTTTATCATTATGTTTCATTGTTATACTCCTTTATTCTATGTCAAACTCTATGTGTCTACCTTGTGTAGCTACATGATTCTTTACCCATTCAACTGCATCTTCATAGCTTTCAGCCATGACAGACATAGTGTGACTAATAGTTATGTCAAACTCTTTCTCTTCTGTATCTTTCATTGTTAAAACTTTATTCATCTAGCACCTCAATTATTTCTGTTCCTACTATCTTGTCGTGATTAAAATTATAATCACATTCACTAACTACTTCTTGTATGTCAGCATCTTCTTCAATTTCTATTTTTACAACTATTTGTTGGTAGTATGTATTAGTCATGGTGTACTCCTCTAAAAATTACGATTGCTGATGGAAAAGGTGCTGAATTATTATGTCCACCAAATTTTAATCTACCCTTAATAAAACGTACCTCTGCATCATTATCAATGATGTTATCATGCCACCACCTCGTATCAGTTCTTGATGGTAATAGGCATACTATTGTCGCACCTTTAGTAGATTCTTTATATGCTTTACTTACCCATTCACCTATGGTTCTACCATAAGGGGGATTCATAAAACAAGTGCCTTTCCAATCTTGTAGCAACCCATTATCTTGTTCTGTATAATAATGGCTACACTTAGCATTGGTACTACTAGCACAAACGTCTGTGTTAAAATTAAATTCTTCATTCAGCTTATCAAAAACGTCTTGAGGTGTTGCCCACATATCTGTCTTTGATGAAAACATTAAGTCTGCATTAAACATCTACTCTACTCCTTTTAATATGTGAGATATAACGTCTACTGTGAAACCATTTCCAAGCATCTTATATCTCTGGCTGTTTGATATTGGCTTGACCT